TCCTGCTAACGGCTTTCGCCGTTAACTCCCTTCACTAATACGAAGGGGTCCACCGCAGCTTGATGTTGACGGCTACGGGACGTCCAGCACGTTCCAGATGCCTCTTGTCAGCAAACGGCTCATCGCCGCGCTTCAAGAAGTACTTGAGCAAGGCACCGTCATCCTCGAGATTGCTCTCGGGAATGACGGAATCTACAACAGCGGCCCTAACGAGGGGTCGCTGAAGATTAGGACACTCCTTTTGGACGTCATATCCAAGATAGGAGTACCTGCCCAACCCCGGAGAATCTGGTCCAATCCTTGGCATAGGGATAACCCTTTCCAAGATTCGGTCCAAGTATTCAGCAGTGCGCCAGTAACCTGATGTATACATCTGGTTACGCAGCGCAACGGTGGATACAATCTCCGAAACGTGCTTCCGTGATGAAGGAAGAACTCTCCTGGCTTTGACGTAACCTACGTTCCAGCCATTAAAGTAATCCCCTCCACAACTCTCTCTGAACTTTCCAGTCCAGAAAGACTTGCTTGAGTTCACTTTAAGCCCGAAGGCTTCAAGGGACTCGATCACGGACGGCACAAAATCTACAGGGACAATGATGTCGTCCCCGTAGATACGCACCTTGCCAAAGAAACTCTTAATGAGCTTCTTTGACAGTGGTGTCTTGAGCTCTTTCTCGATCCCGAGGAATACAACGGTCAAAAAGACCATTGCCTCAAGAGGGAAAGTTAGAGCGGACCCCATAGACGCGTACTTGGCTAGTGTTAACACACCATGACCAGGCACGTCAGCCTTCGTGGATCTACATGCAAAAACAGCCTCCTTAGTAAGAGGATGTTCATGAAGTAGATTCACTACATGCTGAATGGAGACCCTATCACTGGCCTCACTCAAATCGAGTGTGGCAAACTCAGAAGTCCTCGAACCTTGGCAAGCCATGGTTCGATTGGGTTCCTGATCAGTGAAACCGATGAAATGGGAAAGGTAGTTATCCTTTTCCGTTCCATCAGCAAGGAACTCGTGAATCGCCTGCTGCACATATTGCATGTACACAGGTTCAATCGCGATAATCCTTGGGGCCTTCAGCGTTTTAGGAACAGAAACGATCCTTGATGGGATCTCCTGTTCCGGAGTCAACCAGACGACCGATTCCATATCAGTGAAGTACTGATAAGGAGTCGTAAAGAGATACTCTGACGCAAGAAAGAGTTTCTCTAGCCGTTCAGTCCAAATGCGGTTTTGGAATTTCGCGTTTCCGCGAACCCTATCCGCAGTTGCACCTGGCCCATGTTTTGGAACAAGTTCCCCATTTGCGATCGCAAGATCGCATTGGTAGAAAAGGTCCCAGAACAAGAGATGGGCAATCCTACGATAGTCACGGAGTAAATCCCTGTCCATCGTCATCATGCCCATACGGACGTCTGATTCTGTCTTGACGTACTGCTCGATAGCAGCCTTGTTCCTTTCCGGGGAACAAGGTACTTCCAGTTTCTTAAACAAGTTGCAAACTTGTCTAATTCCTTGGATAGCATCTATCGACGGATCGTCAAGCAAGACACCAGTTTTCTTATCGAAAACAAGACTAGTCAAACCTTGCAGAAATGCAGGGAGAGACGCTCTTTTCTGAAAAGATACGAAAAGAGTGGAGTCCACCTTCCCGAGCTCAAGACTTCTTTCGAAATCTGAAGCGAAGGTCGGAAGGGTGATCGTTAGAAACGATACACCCTCGTTTTCGACTCGGCTAATGACCGTTTTGAGGTCATTAGTGGTGCTTGTGCAACACCGGATGCTCAGATCTTCGAGCACCCTACCTAGAAGCACTACATGGCTTTTCATCCGTCCCCTTTCGGGTAACGGAGTCCAAGGCCACAGCTTCTACCGAATCTTTTCGAATCAGCCTGACCGTAAAGGTCTGTGGAATCTTCTGATTAAGAAAGTCCCACAATTTTATGCATTGCAATGCAATGTACAAAAGGGCTGAGATGAAAAGTATCAGCTCTCACCACCCAGAAGCTGGGTGGTGCGAGCGCCGGAGGAAGCAGTGAGGTACGCCGTCAAGGCGTCCACAATCTGCTTCTGTTCGGCGACCGTGTAGCCGACAACGGGCGAATCCACGACGAGCGAAACGCTCATCGAGAAAGGCACGTTGTAGGCCGGAACCAGAGGATCCACCGCAACCTTGTTGTGGTTGAGGCGGATCACCCGACGAACTCGCTTGCCATAAGCATGCGAGATCGTGAGCTCAACAGTGTAGTCATCCTTGCGGAAGGCTCCCTTGTTGTCTCCGGAACTCACGCGCGGAAGCGTTTGAGCGACCGCGTTGATGGTAACGGACTGAGGATCGGCGTAAGCCATGACAATGTACTCC